CCGTTGGTAAAAATTGTTATAATTTGTTATAAAAATCTATGATTTTTATCAACAAATTTAACAATTGTTAACAACGTCAATATAAAATTTTGTTATTAAATTATTATAATTTGTTCCAAATTATAATAATTTATAACAATTTTATATTGCCGTCACACCACATAAATATTATTATTCATTATTCATTTCAATCATTATCGATTATTATAAATATAAAAGGCAATAAAATAAATCTGTTGGAAATAGATATATGAGTGAACCTAAAAATAAATTTGTTTATTTATTCAATATCAATTCCAATAAATTAGAAAAAATAGATACCAATAATGCATTACTTGAATTATATTATCTTAATTACAGATTGCCCAAAGACACAGAACTTAAAAAAAATAATATCAAATTGACAGAATCAGATATCAAAAAAATAATATCAAGTGACGACACACAAATACCATTATATGATGCATTTACATCAAATATATACATAATCCAAAAAAGAAATGTCTATACAAGAGTTATTGAACATGATTATAGATTCCCTGATAAATTGATTATTGACTCAATCAAAAAGAGTCGTGACAAAAAATTAAAAAAGATTGAAAAGAATCCCAAACTTAAAGATGATAAAGTGTTTTTGAGACAAATTAGAAAAACTGAACTAATGATTGAATTCATGGAACAATTAGATATGAAGACATTATATGATACTTATTTGAATATATTCTATAAATATGCACCTGAATTAAGTAATGCTACGTTTACATGTATTAGACGTTCATTTCTCCCACATAAGAATCACCTTAAACCCTATTATTCAAGAGATGAGATCATCAAATTAGGTATGAATATGGAAGTTATCACATTACCCAATGATACCAAATATATTGACTATAAAGACAGTTTGACCGATAAGGATTATGATACAATATGTAAGAAGATTCAGGAAAATGATATCTCATCTGAAGTATTAATTGCACATCAGAATTACATTATTAAAAATAATATGGTTGGTCTAGTCCAATATTACACAATACAAGGAAGTTATTTTATGAATCAATATATGAGAGGAATGACTAAATATGAATATCGTAATGACTATTTAGAAGACAATATATTAAAAATGTGGAAACTTGTCTTAAATGCTCCTCCATTTGATAAGGATTACATACTCTATCGATTTGTCAGTAATGATAGTTATTTATCACATCTCAAAATAGGTGATATATTTATCGAAAAGGGATTTACATCTACAACTAGAGATCCATTTTACAGAACAGATTTATATAAATTCGGTTTTGTTCTAATTAAAATAAGAATACCTAAAAATACTGTTGGTGTCGGTTTATCATTAGAATTATTGTCCCATTTTGCTCATGAAGAAGAAATTATATTGCCTCCAATGTCACATATTAAATTAGTATCTAGAGATAATACATGTGAATATTACCATCCAGATGAGGATTTCTCATCAAAGGTCAAAACAAGATATGAATTTGAATGGATAAAGAATGGTAAAATAGAGTTTCCCAAAAGAACAGAATATATCGAAAAAACGAAGACAATAGATTTCCTGAAGATAGACAAGATCAAAACAATGACAATTAAGGAAAAAATAGATTATTTAGTGAAAAGACATTTCGATCCAATGAATAGAATAAAATGTAAGATAGGAGATAACATATTTTATGTAGTAGCAGAATGGTATGATAGTTCAGGACCATATTCAGAAATGTATGCATTCAAGACATCATCAGGATTCAGTTTATATTCGATATATGAAGGATATATATTGTTTATGTTAGAAATTGGAGAGATTAATGGAGAGAATCAAATAAGGATTAATTATTTCACTAAATATTCTCAACTAAATAGACAGAAAATTATGGGTGATGATAACTTTATACATTTCATATCAAGTGTTGCATATTATTTTGACATACCCAATATTATTATTTATTCTGACTATATGAGTTGTGACAAATTCAATGTCAATAATGGTAATGTCCTAAATGATAAAATAAAATCTAAAGAATCTGATTCAAATGACATAACAGAAAAAAAGAAGAATATTATGTCTCGTTCTCTCAAGAATAAAAATCAAAGAAATTATTCTAAAAATGATGTTATTGAAGGTGTTTATGTTCAAGAATCAAAAATTGAAAATAAACAAACCGATAAATTAATTACAGTGATTGAATATGATGATGAAGATATCCTATCTGGTGGTAGTTTCAACCTAGATTATTACAATTATATCAAACATAATACTAAGAGATATCAAGATACATCACTACATAGTGCAGAATTACAACCATTATTTTCATATCAAGATCTGGACACATTGAAGAACACAGATATAATGAAGATATTAAGAAAAGAAGACAGAGATGAGATATATCAAATTTATGTGAAGAATTATAAACTCGAAAACAAAACAGATAACTTGGCTGATTTTTATATATGGATGATTGAGAATAAATGTTATTTAATGGACATATTTATCAAAAAGATGGACAGAATATTTAAGCAAAACAATCCATTTAAGAAAGGAATGTATTTATTAGATGCTATGGCATATTTATATAATAGAGGATATGTAAATACATACAATCGATTTATTAAACTGAAAATTGATGACGAACATCAAATATTAACATTACCAAAAAATGATTACAGAATTATTAGACAATAATTATTTAGATTTTTTGATAATGATTAATCCAAGAATTATTATAACCATTAGACATATGATTATATTATTAAGATTTGTCTTGTCATTATTGTCTGTCTCAGATGTAAATCCTTCAATATTATTGCAATTTTTATTTTGGTCATATCTTGAATAGCCAGATTGATTATTTTTGCAAGGAGATACAAATGGCTGACTTATTTCATCATTATCACCATCAATTGTCCCTTGTTCTCTAATAGCGCCAGTAACTTTATGGGGATCTGTTACATTAATGGCATCACCAACAATACTTGAATCCAAAAACCATGGTTCATCCTTTTCTTTAAGAACCAATGTCTTACCTTTCTTAAACCAATTAGATTTCTTCTTAGAAGATTTTTTGTGGTCAAAATGAATATTTTCTTGATCAGTCTTCATATTCAAATCAAGATCAGATTCATCATTAGCATTAATTAATGGAATTGATAAGTTATTATTAGAACCATTACATTGATTGATAGTCATTTTAGACAAGTTATCAAGTGGTGTGATACAATTAGTATCACTAACAATAGAGCCTTGGGTAGTGAAATATATTTTTCTATTGAAGTCACCAAGATTATTGTCAGTGATTATGTCTTTAGGAGTTGTTGGGACAAACAGATTATTCAGATTGCCAGAACTATCAATCATTTTTAGTTGTGAACGATTAATATTAAATTTATATGCATTTAGTATCCATTTACCATAAGAAGGATCAGAGTATATATTTTTGTAATAATAAATATTATCTCTTTCATAATCGATTTCTCTTAAGAAGGATGTAGGGAATACAGGGATATTTATTTTTGGCAATGATTCACTATAAATAGTTCCGACAGATTTATTTATTTTGCCTTTTTTTTCAATATAACCATACCAAACAGGACTGTCATTTTTGTAAAGATCGACATTTAGATATGTAGAAGTGACTGGTATGAGTCTAGTATTTGCAAATATCATATTGAACATTTTTTCATTATTATCTAATTGGACCATTCCAATTGGAATGAATTTATCAATAAATGATAATCGTTTCTCCATATTATTATTGAGTTTGTCAATATTCACTTGATAAATGTTATTTTGTTGATTCACAATTGTCAGATAATTTTTCGGTATGTCACAAAGAACTAATAATGGTGTATTCTGGTCTACATTACCAGACCCTAATATGTCAGTTATTTCAATATGTTGAATATCAGATCGATACATCAATATAATATTATATATGTCAGATATGAAAAATATCTATTATAAATATCACTTTTAATAAAAAAATTGAAATCTTTGATTGATTGCAATATTTATGGAAAAGTTTATAATTATTACACAAAAATCACTTTATATCCCATTTAAATATAAATATGTCAGGCTATTCTAATTCGACCACAAGCGAAAAAAAAGGAGATAATTTCCTTTTTTCTGCTAATGGTTCGGGTTGGAATGTCGGCAAGGGTAAGGTTGATAATGATATTATCAATCTTCCTTTTTCTAATGGTTCTGGTTGGAACACTGGCAAAAATAGAAACATGTTTCATTAAGTATTTGACAAATGCTTAATGAACCTTGATAAAAAATGCTTTGATAAAAATACTTTTATAAAACTTATCCTGCACTCAAACAGATATGCTTGATTGCAGTTTCTGCCTTGATTCGTTCATTTGGATTGACTATTGTCATCTGAATGATCAAATCAAGTAGCAAAAACTTTAAATTTTTTCGTTTATTTTCCCCATTTGAAATGAGGAAAGATTTCCATATGTTCTCTTCTTTTAGTTCTTCAAATATTTGGTCATTTGTTTTAAGTAAATTATTTTTTTTATAAAATACCTGATTTAATGGTGATTCAGTAATCATTTCATTCGGTATCCTTCCTAATAAACCTGTAATTAATGTTAACATACATCTCTTAGAATCAATTTCATAATGATCTGGATTAAGCATAATATGTCCTGTCATTAATTCATAAAGTGTACATCCTAATGCCCATATGTCACATGTATTATTGTATTTAAGTCCCATTATTATCTCAGGTGGTCTGTAATATTTCGTCTGAATAATTTTCTGATTCTTACTCTTCTCATCTTTTATATCAACACATGAACCCATATCTGCAACCTTTATAATCGGATTATTTATATAACTCTCATCAATAACAATATAATATCTCTTTTTCTCTTCTTCCTCTTGTCTCTTTGTCTCTTCCTTCTCGTTATCTTCATTATCTTCATCCTCATCATCATCGTCTTCATCCTCTTCTTCTTTATGTTTATTGTCAATAGATTGATTGTCAATAGATTGATTGTCAATAGATTGATTGTCAATAGATTGATTGTCAATAGATTGATT